GTTTCCCAGTCACGATCGGGCGGGGGCGTATTTGTGGTCATAGTAAATAAGTCCTTTGCTTGTGATTTGTTTTTTCGCCTGTCTTGTCCTACGATTATACATGATATTGGTCGATAGTACATAGCGGTATATTAACGAAGTTTCAGCGCAATAATGTCTTTCTCACCGACAAACATTCAATCAACAATACAAGACGCGCTCCCGTACCTTGAGCCACATGAGGAGGCGGAATTGCTCAGGTTGATAAACGGGGACGGGGTGTACTTCCCCGACATGCCGCTAGTCGATTACGTTAGAGAGGCGTGGAAGGTCGTAGAACCCGAAACGGAGTATCAACACAATTGGCACATTGACGTTATTTGCGAACACCTAGAGGCGGCGACTTTCTCTATCATCCGTAACTTGATAATCAACATCCAGCCACGTCACATGAAATCATTGTTGGTTGCTGTTTTCTGGCCTACGTGGGTCTGGTCGTTTATGCCGTACACGCGATGGCTATTCATCAGCTACAGCAGAGAGTTAAGTACACGGGACAATGAGAAGCGTAGAACAATTATACAATCCAAATGGTATCAGGAACGGTGGGGAAAACGGGCATCATTAGCGTTCGGTCAACGTCAAAAAACAAAGTTTAACAGCGAGGCAGGGGGACACATGATCTCGCAAGGTTTGGGGGGGACTGGGTTAGGTGGGGATTATGTAGTCGGGGATGACATTCTCGACCGAGAACATGCGTACAGTGAGCCACGACGGGATCGGTCTGCGGCGGTTTGGGAGCAGACGGTAGCAACTCGTATAAACAACCCTAAAACGGGGGTCAAGGTGTTGATTGCACAGCGATTACACGCTGATGATCCTATCGGTCGAATTATCAAGAAAGAACAGCAGGGGGGTGACGTTTATGATAAGTTGATCATTAGAACTGAGTACGAACCTGACAATCCCGACCCGCCTACGTCACTAGGTTGGACTGACCCTCGCACACGTCGGGGGGAACTGTTGTGGTCTGGTCGGTTTGATTCAAAGTTTATTGAGACATTGAAGGTGACACTGGGCGAGTTTGGGGCGGCGGCGATGTTGCAACAACGCCCAACGGGAGCGGGGGGTAACATTTTGAAGCGTCATTGGTGGCGTTTCTGGATTCCTAAAGGTAGCGGGCTTCCTGCCGCTAAAATAGAAATGGATGACGGGGAGTTTTTTACTGCCCCGACCATTGAGTTACCCGACGATCTGTCAATCCATGCTCAATCATGGGACTGCTCATTTGATGATAAGAAAACGTCGTCATGGGTGGTTGGTCAGGTGTGGGCTACCCGTGCCACGTTTAATCAATTCTTTTTGTTAGACCAAGAGCATCACCACTGGGGATTCCCTGCGACGGTTCAGGGGGTGCGCGATCTTAGCATGAGGCATCCCAAAGCACGGGCGAAATTGGTGGAGGCCAAAGCAAACGGGGCGGCGGTTATACAGTATTTACAAAATGAGTTGACGGGGATGATACCGATCAACCCGACCGAATCAAAGGAGGCTAGGACGCATGTTGTGTCCCCATACGTCAAGGCGGGAAACGTCTATCTGCCTCACCCGTCAATCGCGCCGTGGGTGGTCGGTTTAATCAAAGAATGTGCTGAGTTTCCAGCGTCGGCAAATGACGATAGGCTTGACGCGCTCACGCAGATGATATTACACTGGACGCAGAAACCCTACACAACTCACAGTGAGCGTGTTAGAGTAGAAGCAGAGAAGTTACAACCTCCGCTACCGAAGCGACTGCAAAGAGGAAAGTTATGGCAACGGGACAAACGACGATAGGAAAGCGCGTGTCAGTGATAGCGTCTACCGCTAGTAAATTAGTCGCTGACAACATTATCAGAGTATTGGGCGGCTACACCCCTGCTGAATTGAACGGCCGTGTAGCAGAGGCATACATTGACGGGGGGAATGACGATCCGCCATCAGGCGAGTTGAGGACGTTTGGGTATCGCCCTAGCGCAATGTCTAAGGCGTTGCGCGATCCTGACGGCATCGACTATGGACAGGTGATTGAGTTGTCTTGGCAACAGTACAATGCGTCACTGTTAGGTCGCCGTCTGATGAAGATGAAAAGGGATCATATTGTCGGGGACAATGTAACCGCTAAATCATCAGACGACAATGCGAATAAGGTCTTGCAGTCGTTTTGGTCTGACCAGTCAATGACGAAGTTTTGTTCAGAAATTGGTGTCCAGTTGCCAACGATGGGAGAGCAAATACTACCCGTCACCGTCCGCAGGAGTGATGGGAAGGTCGAAGTTGGTTATATTGACCCCGCTATGGTCGAGGCAGTTGTTACGCACCCCATGAATGCGCGTATACGTCGTATGGTGATTGTTACATGGGTTGACGGGTCAAAACGTGCGCTTCGCATCATCCAGCCTAGCAGGTCGTTCGTTACCGATGGCGACGGAGGAAAGCAGGTCGTAGTTTCGCAGGATTACGAAGGTATGTTGACGACATGGGCGCAGGACAAGCAAGAGCAATGGGAGATTGACGCGATCAAGAAGTTGACAGGGCGCAACGGGTATTCTGGTGACGTGTTCTATGAGCCTTTCAATGCTTTCTCAAACCAACCGAGAGGTATTAGCGATATGGCGGTCATCAGTGATTGGCTAGATCAAGCGGACGCGGTTTTGTTCCAACTGTGTAACCGTGAGGGGTATGCTAATTACTTCTCGTTTGACGTTGAAATAGACAGTGCAGACGACCAAGTAATCAAAGATCGTGCCAAAGAGTTGAAAACCAACCCTCCCGAACATCAGTCGGTTAACGTTCATGGGTCAAGTGAAAAATGGAAGGTGATGTCTCCCGACCTAAAGCAAGCGGGTCACATTCAGACGTTTCGGACTGTGCTAGGGTTTATTTTGGGAGGTATGGGGTATCCTGTTCATTGGTTTGGATTTGGCGACGACGCGAACCGAGCGACCGCTACCGTGCAAACGTCCCCAACAGAAAAGAGCCTAAAGAATGACCAAGCGTGTATCGAACGACTGATAATCAATGTATGCCAGTTTGTCATTGACCAGTGGTTGATCGCCAGCAAATCTAAGGCGCACGACGGGGCAATCACGGTGTCAATGCCAGAAATAAGCAAGCGGTCAATCAAAGATGCGGGGGCTAATTTCGTATCATTTGTCAGCGCGATCATTACTGCGATGGTCGAGGACGTGATGACTGAGGATGTAGCAATTCAAATTGTTCATCAACTGGCTTCCTCGTTCGGTATTGATTACGACATTGAAGAAGAAAGGAAGCGGTTAAAACAGTTGAAAGCAGAGCGGGGTACGGTCTTGTCGGATATGGACTGGGATGCTCAAATTGACAAGTTGAAAGACGAAGAAAAGCTAGTAGCTAAGACAAGTCTTAACGGAGTTGGGAGCAACGAATAGAGCGTCACAATGTCCGAGTATCTTAGAGCAATTGATCGCGTCACCCGTCGCTCCGATCAATCAGAGGAACAAACCATACGGGGCGTTAGGTCGCTACTGCGTGAGCTACAGACGAGCATCCGTCAGCAAGTGACCGCTACCAACCTGTCAGACTTTGATGCTCACAGGTTGGGGATACTGGGACAGCACATAGACGGACTGATGCGCGACTTCTCGGCCGATTTGACGCGCATAGCGCGTGATGGTCTGACACAGCAAGCAACCTATGGTCAACAGTCGATAGACAACCCTTTGGGGACACTACAAGGGAACTTCTTTATACCATCCCCCCAACAAGTGACGAGCATAGCCCAATTTAGAGTTCTTGTTGATTTAGTTAACACGAATCTGGTCAGCATGTCTAACACGGCGGCATCACAGATTGTCAACGTGGTCAGGATGACAGCTTTGGGCAACGGATCGTCATTCGAGGCCATGAGACAAATAAGCCAGATATTGGGTATCACGTCCCCCCGTAGCGGTCGTGAGATTGTAAGGGGTATCACAGCTAGGGGTGAACGGGTTTTGCGGACGGAACTTAACAGAGCGTTTAACATGAGCGCACACGACCGCATGATGACGTTGGATAGGGAGCTAGGAGGATTAGAAAAGCAATGGATGGCGACGGGGGACAGTCGTACCAGACAATCTCATCTTGACGCGCACGGTCAGCGCGTGAGAGTTGACAAGCAATTCACCGTTGGGGGGGTCAAGATGTTGCACCCCCATGATCCCAAAGCACCCGCAAGAGAGGTTGTCAATTGTCGATGTAGGGGGATAGTGATATTCCCAAGTATCGGAAAAATCATTGACGACACAGATCGCCGCGTAAAGCGAGAACGATCAAGACGGTCGGAGTAGTCAAATCGGCGGTGAGCGCACACGCAAAGTCAGTGGCGAACTTTCGCCGCCATAGCACAACACACTATGACAAACCGAAAGCGCGTTAGGCAAGACAATCTCCCAAAACCCGCCATGAATCTAGCACGTAGAGCTAGAAGCATCGCACAGAAGGGGGACGGGACATATCATCTGACACTACACATCAGGGATGGTGCTTGGGTGCTACAGGTTGGCGGCAGTGACAAGATGGAGCAATTGGGCGGGGGTTGCACTAGGTAGATTAGGGGTGTAGAATGGTGGCGCAATTGATCGGCAAGTCATAAGCGTCCTCCTACCTGCTTCTGCCCATACGCCAGAAATCCCCTGATTATTTGTCGGGGGATTTTGCGTTGTGGTATCCTTTTATCAGGAAACATCTTCCGAACGCTCGTCCCTGACGGACTGCCCGTCGCTTTGGCGACTAGGAATCCTGCGATAGAGTAGGCGACCCCGAAAGGGGTCTTTTTGATCCCCCCGACCTTTTCATCATAGAAAGGTCGTGCGCTTACGTTGTTGCGTGAAACCCAAAGGGCGCACAGGGGCTAACCTTGACGGTGTAGGGGGGTCATGCTACAATGTCGCCAATGGCACAGCCAGAGACGTGATAGCGTCCACAAAATAGGAACAAACCGACAAAGGGTTCGTTCTGTACCATCGCTTTAGATGGTATGGGGCGAACCCGTTAGACTTTATGGGAGCAACCACAAACACCCCCCACGACCGAATAATCGCCAGCTTGTCCCCGACCGCATTAAAGGGTGCGGAATGGGAAGTGGATTTGATCGGCGCAGAAGATGATCGAAGCAATGTTGTTGAACACAATGGGGAAACCTATATTGTGTCTAAAAATGACAGAGCATACTCGGTCAGGTATTTGCGCGTAGCGTCAAGCGACTTCGAGGGTTCTGAGGTCTATGATAACCACTTATCAGACGATGAGTTTGCACAGCGCGTACACCGTAGACCCGTAAACAAAGAATGGCTAGGTACGATTGTTGATGTTCGATGGGATGAGGCGACGTTGACCCTCAAAGGGGTCTGGAAGGTTGTTGACCAGTCCGCGAGGGACAAGTTTAAGAACGCGCACGAAATGGGATTGCATAAGCGCGTCGGATTGTCGATTGATACGTTCGTGGACTACGCAAAAGAGAAGTTATCTTGGGGTGGTAAGTTACTGCCCATAATCATCAGTGTTCGTGAAGTGCTGTCGGTTGACCTAGTTAAGAACCCTGCGGCGGGGGGGAAATTGGTTAGGGTGATAGCATCACAACAAACCACAAATGGAGGCCAAACGATGGCAGACAATCAGACCGACAACCAAGACGGTCAAGTACAAGAGCAAGACGGTGTAAATGGTGATGGTGGGGCAGTTGAAACAACTGTCACACTTGAAGGACTTAATACCCGTTTTGACGATTTCATGACCCGCTTCGATGCGTTTGCACAAGCGTTGACCCCCGCCGAATCTGATGACGGAGAGGGGTCTGACGACGATGATAACGCAAGCGAGGGGGAAGAATCTGACGACGATCAAGACGGTTCGGCCGATGGCGACAGCAACGTGTCCGAGTCTGTGGCGGCAGTCGAGCAACGGTTAGCGATTGCAACATCACAACTTACTTTAGCCCAACGTTTATCTGAATCAGGGTTGACAGGTGAATTTGCAACATTTGTGCGTGAGCAGTTTGAAGGTCGCGCATTTGAGGAATCGGAGTTGACGGCAATGATTACGCGAGTGAAAGGATTGCACACTGCGGGTGATACATCAGGTCGCATGACAGAGGGTGCAGGTACGACACGCGGGAACGGTCGCACAACGGTTACGCTTGACGAGGATGACAAGTTTGGTGTTGCGTTGGTACAGGTCATCATGGGCAATACCGATTTCCGACGCGCTATCGAATCTGATGATCCGTTAGTCCGTGAGCGTGTCCGCGAATCGTCAGCCCTCACCACCTATGTTCGTCAAGGCAAGCCCAACGTAGGACGGTATCCCCGCCTGTCTAACCTGATGTGGGAACGTTTCAATGGTGATTTAATCATTGATCCTCGCGCACAGGAAGCGGCAAGCACATCCACCCTGACATCTATTGTTAAGGACACGATCAATTTAATGATCGCGGCAAATTACGCCAAGCAAGATCGGTGGTATGAACCAATCGTCAAGATTGAGGAAGTGGCGACAATCCACGATGCTACTTTAGTCCGTTTTCATGGTGTGGACACCTTGTCAGTCGTTAGTGAAGGTGCGCCTTACACCGAACTGAATGTCACCGACGCAGAGGAAACCGCGAGTTTTGTGAAAAAGGGTAACTTCGTCAGCGTTACACTTGAAGCGATGATGAAGGATAATTTAGCGCAAATTCGCCGTATTCCCACCCTTCTTGCTGATAGTTGGTTTAACACCCTGTCCGCACTTGTCGCCAACGTGTTCACCGTCAACAGTGGGGCGGGGCCAGTCCTCTCCGACACTGGGGCGTTATTCAATGCGACCGCTTTGGGTACTGCTGGCGGTCATGCCAACCTTTTGACGACTGCTCTCAGCGAAACCGCTTACGGTGCGGCACGTAAAGCAATGCGTAAGCAAACGAATCAAGAATTAGGGGCAGGGCGCAAGTTGCAATTGTCCCCTAAATACCTCTTAGTCCCCGAAGATTTGGAGGTAACGGGTCTGACAATCCGTAACAGTCAATACACGCTCGGTTCGGATAACAACGACATTAACCCATACTACCAACTATTTGATCGTGACTGGGAAAC